CTTTTTTGTTTTTTTTGGCTTTTTTGTTTTTTTTGGTTTTTTTGGCTTTTTGTTTTTTTTAGCTGTTTTAACTTTTTTAACATTCAGATATGGTAATTTCTTGGTTATATAATTGTCAAGATTTAATGAGTCGCCAATTTTATTACCATTAATAACATTATTTTTATTTTTAAAAGTGAGGCGTTTTACAGTTTTTTTTTTATTAATAAAATTTTCTGGCTTCATTTTTAATATATTTGATTCGGCAAATTTTATAAGATTATGTAACGTTCTCTCTTCATTAAATGGTGTAATATTGCGATCATTAACATTTAAAATCATAGGAAATCCATCAACTATATTTTTTATAGGATGATTTATGTAAGGCAAATCATCGCCATTTATTTCATAAATATTTGCAGGTTTATTACGCATTTTATGTTTCATTTGCTCCCATCGCGGTTTCATTTCCATACAATGATGGCAATTATCGCTGTAAATAAAAACTGTACCTGACGTTTTCTTTTTGTTTAGTTGGTCAAGAAGATTAGGATGTTCTTTATTTACTTTGTATATTTTTATCATAATATATATATAATCTATATTATTATGTTTGCTAAAATAATATTTGCATTTATTATTTCAGTCTTAATTTTCTTTACAATAGACAAAATGTTGATGATGGTAAAAAAGACAAAAATGGATGCCGACCAAGAACCGTTTGTTTCGGCAAATTGCCCGACAACTATGATTAAAAAGGGTGGAAAAATTATGCTTTATAATCCTGAATTAGCAAAAATCCCAGGGGTAAACCCGTTAATTATGGATTCTTTGAAAGATTATAAAGAATATGTTAAATGGCAACGCGCAAGTGGTTTAAAATGTCCTATTTTGCATTTAGAAAAAGAATTTGATACACAGGGCAACGAACAATATGCAATTAAGAGGTCATTTGCTGGAGAAGATCAGGATATATACGTTGGTGGGTTGAATCATGATTTACCAATAATACAAAAAGAACCAAAAATGGAATTTTTATTAGACGCCCACACACAAAATAATACTATTTACAATCAAAACCAAAGCTGTGCGTATGATCCGTATAATCAAAATATTGGTAGAATGACAAAACTGGATCTTGACAATTATACTTATTAAATATAATTAACGCTTTTTACGAGTTTTTTTTTTCTTTGACTTTTTTGATGGTAAATTAAAACGAACTTTTTTTCCAGTTTTCGCGCCCTTTTTGGCCTTTTTAAGATGTTTTTTGGATTTTCTTTTTAACATCTTGGATTTTTTTTTCTTAGTGTGTTTTTTACCACGTTTTGAAGCACCGCCTGTCTTACTTTTTACATTTGGCCCACCCTTCTTATCGTAGCGGTCTTCATTAGGCATCTCTTCCTTCTGCTCTGCCATAACTGGAGCGGCTGCCATAACTGGAGCGGCTGTCATAACTGGAGCGGAATTATCTCTCATAATATTAAATTTGTCTTTTACTGTTTGTGCGATTGTGCTGTCTAGCTCGTTTAATTTATCATATATAATTTTGGATGCATTTTCTATATTTTTTAAGATGTTGCACTCTATTGCCTTTTCATATGCGCTTTGTGCTATAACTTTAGTTATTTCACTAACAAAACGCGTTAAAAGTTTTGTGGATTCAATTGGCTTTAGCTCAGTAAATATATAATCTATAATTTTATATAATTCGCCAATTGAATTTTCATATGTTTGATAAGCTAGTCCTTTCATCATATCTTCTGGACACTTATACCACAAATAGTAGTTAAGTAATTTTAAAAACAATCGCTGAGTGTTAGGAGTGTTTGAAAGTACATTTGAAATTGTTGCGTGAAAGTGTCCTCCCATCTGCTTCATATTATCGCTAAATGACTCTATTATCTCGCCAAATATGCTGTTATTCTTTTTGATTATAACCATTTCATTGTGTTTTATAGTCGATAGAACCGCGTTAAGAATTCGTGCTTGTTGTAATGTTGTATTATTTTGATTGCCCCCGCTTCCGACTGGTAAGAATTCATCTAAATCAATTAATTGCAATCCACTTTGTGTTGGAATAAATATAAAATGTCCGCGGGTATTCACAAGATCTTCTTCTGATGGAAGTAGGTTGGGACTATCCGAAAAACGGTTAAGCATAGCAAAATAATTTATTAATAGTTCTATATCAGCTTCTGATGTAGGATTTATTTCTGCCTCAGTTTCTGACGCTGCTCCAGGTTCTTCAGCGGCGGCAGAGAGACCGTGTGCTTCTTGTTGTACAGGAGTAGACACGTGTCTTCTAAGAAGCCGAGTTTGGGTTTCATCCTGTGCTTCTTTTGCGAGTACGAGTGTCCCACGTCCGAAAAAACCCTTAAATTCGAAATATCTACCCTCTTTTTCTGCTTCTTCCATATCTTTTTGCAAAGCATCTTTCATTATTTTCTTCCAGTTTTCATCACCAAGACCTGTGGGTTGAATAACTGTTTCTGTTTCTTCTTCACTTACTTCTGATTCATCTACCGCTTCTGGATTAGTTTCATATTGCGCTGCTGATTGCGCTGCTGACGCTATTATAGCACGCATACCTTTTTCAGTAGGCATCGCCTTCATCTTACCTTTCTTCGCATCGGCATATTTTTCCGCTTCGCGCAGCGTTTTCAATGAAGGTTGGGGTGTCTTGGCGGGGGCGAAAAGGTCATCATCAAACTGCTCTTGGCTTTCGAATTGGCTGGCGCCGCGATCAATGCCGGCATCGTAGCCGTCGTCGGAGTTCATGGGGGAAGGAGGAGGCGTGAAGTGATTACTTGATGCTGCATCTTCTGCAGCTGCTGAGGCATTATTTTCCGTCTTTAATTTTTTTTTTTGTCCTCCTTCTGCTGGTCCTGCTTCTGCTGCTCCTCCCACCATAGATTCATTACAATGAGGCATATTACTCAATCAATATATATATATTATAATTATTATTTATTGTTTATTTTCCCCACATAATTCCAAGACCTTTTCTCGTATATTCTTAGAAAGTTTGCGTTCTTTCCCATCTTTTGTCGTCAATTTAATATTATCTAAATAGTTCTCATTTTCACGCACTTCTTTCAAAAACAAATAAATATCATTTTCAAAAGGTTTAAGTAATTGAGTAGCAATATTGACACTAACATTTGGAATAGAAGACAACATAATAATTCCTATATTGTCTTTATTTATCTGATTACTCTTCTTAAATTGATGCTTTGCTATGTTATCACATATTTTTGATTCGCTTCCGCCAGTTTGCGTTTCAGAATTAACAACAATATCGCCCAGTTTCAAACAAATTTTCAATAAAAAATCGCACGTTTCGTTTACGTGCCGTGTCAAAAATACTTTATAATTTTTGTTACACATCAGAGAAATACATGCAGAAATCAATTTGTCTTTATTCATGTTGTATCCATCTGTAAATAAATCTAAACTTCCCTCAATAAAATACATAACAACTGGTTGCTCTTCAACATGTTCTTGAATGTATTTGTCTAAACGTGAACTTTGTTCTTTATACCGCCCGTCTAAAATACTACTTGCTAAATCAGAAAGTGTTTTACGTTCAATGATGTATCTACCAATCACAAAATCGCCAATATTTAAATTTGTCTTTTCTATTAAAACATTTTCATAATTTTTACGTCTTTCTATTTTGTTGACTAAACAACTATAAATACTGTGTTCTCTATAATCACAAATAATTTTCATTTTGTCTATTATAAATTAAAACAAATTGATTTTAAATTATAATACTTATTTAAAATGTTATGTTATTAACGTTTTGCACGGAAATTGTTCTGACCAGTATTCGGATCAAATAAAAATAACTTGGGTGTTTTACTCATAAAGATTTTGTGTGGGATGCTGGGCCAGTTGGCATGATCGGGCATACCGGCTTTCTTCGGGCCACCACCACTCGGACGATTTGTTATACTCTGAATACGCGAAATATGAGGCATTATATATATTAAATAATATATTTTATTTTTTTATAATTGATGCTATATTTCTTCTAAGATCTTCTAGTTCTGTTTTCATTTCTATATTTTCTCTTCTTAACTCTTTTACACATTCAATTAAAATTGCGTTTATTCCATCATAGTTGACACTCTTAATTTGTGTGGCATTTGAAACTAATTCAGGATATTCGTTTTCAACTTCTTGTGCAATTACTCCTATATGTTTTTTATCGTCTTTAGTTTCATACATCTTATGATAATAATAGCCATTTAAGTTTACTATTTTATTTAATGAATTATTTAAAAGAACAAGATTTTTTTTGACCTTCAAATCTGAATCGGCAAAAAGTGTTCCAGTACAGTGAATATCTCCGGACACATCTAATTCATGACTTGGAGCATTATTATTAATTCCAAGAAGATTATTAGAAACATCAACGTATAATGTATTTGATACGTCTAAATTACCTATAATATTTAAACTTTCATCAATTGTCAAATCTTTTTTGATTTTAACATTATTTTCAAAAATAGTAATATTATCACTAGAATTGTAAGAAATATCTGTTGTGATTGTTTCTAATTTATTTATAGAATTGTCAAAAATATCAATATTATTTTTCGCAAGGTAGCCCATGTAATCATGGTGAGTACACTGATAATACAATATATCAGGTGTTTCAGATGTAATTGTTATCTGTGTATATGAGCCTTCTACACCGTGAGTTCCATTTATGGTCACCCCGGTTGCATATTCACCACCTGACTTGTCAGCATTTGTGTAAAATCTTAACGGATGTGGACTATTATCTTCATCTGATTGATCAAAACGATATGTTTTACCCACAATAAAATTTAAAGGTGGTGATTCAACTCCATTTAAGTAATATCCTAAAGTACTTCCATTAGAATATGGATGTTGATCTGTTTTAGATGCTACAGTTACAATAAAGTATTCATCTACAGATATTACTTCTTCTATATAATTCACAGATATGTCTGTATTTGTTAGACTATCAGAAATGTCGGTTAAGCTTGTGCTCAAAGTGTTTATTGTAGTATTTGTTTGTGTTAGAATTGTCGTATTATTTGATACATTATTAGAAATGTCGGTTAAGCTTGTGCTCAAAGTGTTTATTGTAGTATTTATTTGTGTTATATTTGTCGAATTATTGGTTGTTGCAGTATTTAACTGACTTATACTAGTGCCCAAACTATCTAATGAACCAGTTACACTAGTTACAACACCATTTATATATGAATTCAATGAATCAAAAGAAACATCTAATATATCCAATCTGTCTTCTGCAGTATTTACGGATACATCTAATAAACCTAACCTATCTTCTGCAGTATTTACAGACACATCTAATATATCCAATCTGTCTCCTGCAGTATTTACAGACACATCTAATATATCCAATCTGTCTTCTGCAGTATTTACGGATACATCTAATAAACCTAACCTATCTTCTGCAATATTTACGGATACATCTAACAAACCTAACCTATCTTCTGCAGTATTTACAGACACGTCTAATATATCCAATCTGTCTTCTGTAGTATTTACAGACACGTCTAATAAACCTAACCTATCTTCTGCAGTATTTACGGATACATCTAACAAACCTAACCTATCTTCTGCAGTATTTACGGATACATCTAATAAACCTAACCTATCTTCTGCAGTATTTACGGATACAT